TGATTTGTGGCACAGGCTAATGTAAAACTTACAGTTGATGCTTCGCAGGCCACAAGAGCATTAAAAGGTGTACAGGCGCAAACGACAGGTTTACAAAACAATTTAGGTAAACTTAAGGCCGCATTTGCGGGTATTGCTTTCACGGCTGTTGCAAAACAAGCTGTCAATACGGCTTCAAATTTTCAGGCTTTAGAGTTAAGAATGAAAGTTTTAACGTCAGAATTTGGCGAATTTGCAGGGGCGCAAGAATTAGTAAGAAAGGCACAAGATAGATTTAATTTGTCAATAGTTGAAGCAACAAAAGGTGTGACAGATATTTTTGCAAGATTAAGACCTCTTGGAATTTCTTTAAAAGATATTGAAACTACTTTTATCGGTTTTAATACTATTGCAAAATTAGCGGGATTAAATGCAACAGAAGCAAGCGCGGCGTTTACACAACTTGCACAGGGTCTAGGTTCTGGGCGTCTACAAGGCGATGAATTTAGAAGTATTGCAGAACAGGTTCCGCAATTATTAAAAGCTATCTCAGACGAAACTGGCATTGCTTCAGGAAAGTTAAAAGATTTTGCATCAAAAGGTTTACTAAAATCTGATATTATTTTGCGAGCTTTAGCAAAATCAGCGGATGAAGGCGCAGACAAAATTGGTGCGATTATGGATGCTTCGCCCGCAGAAGTATTTAAAGCATTTAACAATGCTGCTCTTGAACTTCAGTTAACTCTTGGCGATAAATTATTACCCGTAGTTCTAAAAGCAACTAAAGGTTTGACAGCATTAGTTGAAGGGGTTGTTAGTTTTGTTGATAGTGAAGCGGGTCAAGTCACGTTTACATTTATTGGAATTGCCGCCGCTATAAAAGGAATTGCAGTTATTGTTCCCATTGTCGCGGCACAAATAACGGCATTGAAAGCGGGATTTATTGGAATAACTGTAGCGTCAAGAGTATCGCTTGGAAGTCTTGTCGCTTATAAAGCTACACTTGCGGCAACTTCAGCGGGATTTGCTACAGCTACCGCCGCGGCTACTGCATTTAAAATTGCCATAGCAAAAACTGGAATTGGTCTTTTGG